TGATAATAAAGATATCAGGGCCTTGATCAATCACGATACTTCACGCGTTATCGGTCGTTCCTCGGCAGGAACCCTATCCTTAGAGGAAACCGACACAGGTTTATTCGTTGAAATCAGTCTGCCTGACACGACCGAAGCGCGTGATCTGTTAGAAAACGTCAAAGCGGGGAACATCGACGGCATGAGCTTCGGCTTTCGTGCCCGCGATGCTGAATGGGCTGAAGCTGAACGTGCAAAGGACGGCAAGAAAAAGAAATACGACTACCGGATTCTGAAAGACGTAGAACTGATCGAAGTCAGTGCAGTTGCATTTCCTGCTTACCCAGCGACTTCTATCGCACACAGATCATACGAAGAATTTCTGAAAAATCGGAAAACCAAACCCAATGGAAAGAGTAGCAAAACGGCTGCTCTCGAACTGGATCTCATATCACAATTAAATCAACATAAATGAAATCACTCAAAGAAATCCGCGAAGGATTAAATAACATCATCGAAGAGCAGCGTTCCATCGTTTCGGAAGCTGACGAAAAGAACGAAGGCGTTCTGTCTGAAGAGCAGGAAACTCGCTACAACGACTTGAAAGCTGAATTCGAAGGCTTGAGCAAGCAAGAGGCCCGCAAAGCCGAGCTCGAGCAACGCGAAGCAGAAAACAAAAAAATCGTAGAACGTTTCATTCCTGGCGATGCCAACAGCGAGCAGATCCTATCTAAGGACGAGCAACGCGACCTAAACAAGTTTAGCTTCGGCAAGGCCATCAGGTCTCTTGTTCAGGATCGTGGTCTTGAAGGCCTCGAAAAGGAAATGCATCAAGAAGGCATTAAGCAGTACCGCGAAGCTGGATTGAGCGTCGAAGGAAACTTCGTTGTTCCACCAGTCGTTCTGTCTCGTTCTGGCACTCCTGATCTAGAAAAGCGCGATCTGACCGCTGGTACTTCTACTGAAGGCCAAGAGCTGGTTCAAACCAACGTTGGATCTATAATCAATCGTTTGCGTAACAATCTCGTTATCGGACAGCTCGGTGCAACTCAGTTGAGCGGACTCGTCGGAAACGTAGATTTCCCTGTCATGGCTGCCAACGACGTTGCTGTAGAAAAGGCTGAAAACGCTGCTGCGGCTGAATCAAGCCCAACTTTCTCAACTAAGACGATGAGCGCCAAGCGCTTGCCTGTCTATGCTGAGTACTCTCGTCAGTTGCTTCTCCAAGCACAAAACGAAAGCGTCGAAGCAATGCTGCGTGACGACCTTGCGTTCCAAATCGCACAACGTATGGACGATAGCGCCATCAATGGTTCTGGATCTGATCCCGTGCCAGAAGGCATACTGAACACCACTGGCATCGGATCTGTTGCTGGCGGAACTAACGGTGCTGCACCTACTTGGTCTGACATCGTTGATCTGGAAACGGAAGTTGCTAACGACAATGCCGACACTGGACGTCTCGCTTACCTGACCAACACGAAGGTCCGCGGAAAACTAAAAACTACGTCCAAGGCTGGTTCTGAAGCTATCTTCGTTTACGAAGCTGGAGCACAACCTTTGAATGGCTATGCTGCTGGTATCACCAACCTCGTTCCTTCAGATGGAACGAAAGGAACCGGAACTAACCTGTCCACGATCATATTCGGCAACTTTGCTGACGTGCTCGTCGGACAATGGGGCGGAATGGAAATGCTGATCAATCCTTATGCCAATGACACCACTGGCCTAATCAGATTGAACGCGTTCACCTTCTACGATGTTCTTATTCGCAGGGCTGAAAGCTTTGCTGCGATGACGGATGCTGTAACCAGCTAATCATGGCTAAAGATATTAGCGGAAGCGTTGAAATCGTTGCTTCTAGTAACTGTCTTTGCGGAGGAAATCACCTTCATGCTGGACATAGTTACAAAGTAGCTGAAATCCACGCTCAGAAACTAGTAGCACTGGGGAAGGCTGTAATTCGGGAAACACCCGTGAAAAGAGCTAAGGCCGTTTCCAAAAGAGCTGTTAAACGCGAAAAATCATAAACCATTGAGCGGGGCAGGTTATTCCTGCCTCGCTCACCCTTCACATGCCATACGCCGCTAAATTCAAATTCACCAGTGGACCAACAGCTGAGCCTGTCACATTGACCGAGGCGAAAGATCAATGTCGCGTCGATAATGAGAGTACTCACGACGATACATTTTTGAACAATGCTATCAAAACCGCTCGTGAATACTACGAGGAAGTTACCGATCGTTTTCTGATGCCTCGCACTGTGCAAGTCGCGTTGGATGCCTTCCCAGGCATTAGGCAAATCGAATTGGCTGGTTCTGTGGTTCGGTCGATAACGTCAGTTCAATACTACGATTCTGACAATGCTCTTCAGACACTAAGCTCCAGCAAATACTATCTTTTTGATTACTTTCATCCTAACGCGGTTGTGTTGGATTCAGCAGAGGCTTGGCCTGATACATACGAGCGCGAGAATGCAGTCATCATAACTTACGAAGGAGGCTATGCATCTGCTTCAGATATTCCTCAAAAAAGCAAAACGGCTATTTTGATGATGGTCGCGGAGCTATTCACCAATCGTGAATCCAGCAGCGTTACTGGCACGGTCAGTACCCTAACGAGAGCTTACTCGAATCTTCTATCAACGGAAAAAACTTACGGACGCTACTAATGATTGCTGCGGGAAAACTCACGGACTTTTTGTCGATCAAGGCAAAAGGAATGACGCTTGATTCTTACGGCGAACCTAATGTCGAAGTTCTTGCTCCTGTCGCTAGCGTTCGCTGTGAAGTCATGGCGCTAAGTCCTAGCGAAAGGACCAACGGAGCGACGCGACCTAATGACGTTATTAAGTTCCGTATTCGTTATATTGCAGACCTAAGCACTGATCACGTCATTGAGTTCGAATCCGCACGATATGACATCGAAGGAATCGAAAAAGGCGGGCAAAACCGCAGAGAATTTCAAATCATAACTGCTCGTCGCAACGAGCCAATATCATGAGCATCATTCGAGAAGTCTGGGACATAGGCGATACCATAGCAATCGTGCATGAGAATATCAGGAACGCATCTGGGGATCTGATAACTGATTTCACTAACTACGTTTTCAACGCTACTTTAAAATCTGCTACAAGCGACGCGGATGCTAGTGCGCTAGTCAAAATCAATACTAGTTCATTTACGATTACTGCCGCGGACAGCAAAGCCGTTGGATTTCTAGCGACTGAATCAATCCGTAGTTCAATAACAGCAGGTAATGACTATTATCTAGATGCCCAAATCGTAGACGGAGCTGGCAATGTTGCAACCACGTTGCGTCGTAGGATCGAGTTCAGGCAGGATATTACGCGCAGATACGACAACTCGTGAATACTACTCTTAAAAAATCTTCAATAACTGAATCGCGAACAAGCTTATGCGTTAGATCAATATCGAAACTAACATCAGCTGTTCAATCGGACGTCAGCTTTACCAAGGTTTTCAAGATTCCAGGCGGCTATTATCTGCAACCCAATGGTACGAACTTTTATCTTACACCTTCAGCTTATAAATACATTCAGCCATGAGCGACATCACAGTCAGCAGTGATATTCACACTTTCATGCAGTCGGCCAGCAATTCGGCTGCTCGCGATAATCTTGGCGTAGGAGACAGCGACGCCGTCAATCACGCATCACTGACACTAACCGGAAACGCCGAGGCGGTTGAATTCATAGGCGATCTTGAAGGGGCGGTTCGGTTTAATGCGAAGGCTGGCGAAGCTTTAACCAAAGGCGATGCGGTTTACGTTTCCGGAATTAGCGGGAATCTTCCGGTCGTTAGTAAAGCGAATTCATCCAGCTCGGCGACCATGCCTTCTTTCGGTTTGGCTGCTTCAACGGTCTCGCTGAATGCGGCGGTGCAGATTGTAACATTCGGCACGATCTCCGAAATAGATACGTCGAGCTATTCGCTGGGCGACACTCTATACGTGAATGGAACCGGAACGCTTTCGGCAACGAAGCCGAGCGGAGAATCAAATCTCGTGCAGAACATTGGAAAAGTTCAGCGAGTCCACGCAACGGCAGGATCTATAAAAGTCGGCGGGGCAGGTAGAACAAACGACACACCAAATCTCGATGAAAATAAAATCTTTATTGGCAATAGTTCAAATGCTGCATCTACTGCGGCGATCAGCACCGTTATTACGGACAACGCTAGCAGCGTTAAAACGTCATATGAATCAAACAGTGATACCAACGCTTTCACGGACGCGGAGCAAACTAAGCTCTCGGGCATCGCAACTGGCGCAGAAGTCAATGCGGTGGATTCGGTCAATTCACAAACAGGGGCGGTTACCCTAGACGCTGACGACATAGACGACACGTCTACAACTCACAAATTCGCTACCGCCGGCCAACTCACGAAGATTGACGGCGTAGAAAGCGGAGCGGAGGTCAACACGGTTGACAGCGTTAACACGCAAACAGGGGCGGTCGTGCTAGATGCCGACGACATATCGGATTCGACTACCACGAATAAATTTACTACGGCATCTGATATATCAAAACTGGCAGGAATCGAAACCGCCGCCGATGTAACCGATGCTACAAATGTATCAGCGGCTGGCGCGCCTATTATCTCCTCGGGAGCTGGTACGCCGTCCAGTACGCCATCCAAAGTTGGCGACATATATATCGACACAACATCCGACGACGCATACATCGCGGTCGGGACTGCATCGTCATCAGATTGGGAAAAGAGCAACGACGGGGCCGGCAGCGGATCGACCGATCTAAGCTGGACCGCATCGACCTCGACCGTATCATCTTCGACGGGGACGAACGCAACTTTGACTAATGCGGATTCGTCGAATGCCGGACTAATGTCTAGCAGCGACAAAACCAAACTTGACGGCATCGAAACGGGAGCAACCGCAGATCAGGATCTGTCATCGTATCAGCTCCAGCCATCAGAGGGAGCATTCGCGAACGGGGATAAAACGAAGCTGGACGGCATTGAGGCATCTGCTGACGTAACAGATGCAACGAACGTGACCGCCGCAGGCGCGTTGATGGATTCCGAGGTAACGAATCTGGCCCAGGTAAAGGCATTCGATAGTTCTGATTACGCAACTGCCGCTCAAGGGACTACGGCAGATTCGGCACAACAGCCGCCATCGGAAGGTGCATTTGTTGATGGCGATAAAACTAAGCTGGACGGGATCGAAACAGGAGCTGACGTAACGGACACCGCTAATGTAACGGCGGCTGGTGCTTTGATGGATAGCGAAGTCGATGCCGACATCAAGACGCTATCACTGCCAGCCAGCACAACAATTAGCACATTCGGGGCCAGTCTGGTTGACGATGCCGATGCTGCTACTGCGAGGACCACATTAGGCTTGGGAGATGGTCAGCTTGGCATCACAATCGACGGTGCTGGTTCTGCTATATCTACGGGATCGAAAGGCTTCCTGCGGGTTCCTTACGACTGCACAATAACAGCCGCACAAATTCTTGCCGATCAAAGCGGGTCTATTGTCATAGACGTTTTAAAGGACACATACGCAAACTTTCCTCCGACAGATCCAGCCGATTCAATTTGCGCGTCTGCTTTGCCTACGTTGTCAAGTTCTCAGAAAAGCGAGGACACAACTCTCACAGGCTGGACGACGTCAGTGACTAAAGGCGACGTTCTAGGGTTCGTTGTCGATTCGGCCACAACGGTCACTCGGGTTTCACTTTCTTTGATCGTTACTAAATAATCATGGCAACTTATTACGTAGATCCATCAAGCGGAAGCAATTCAAATGCTGGAACCTCAACGGGTGCAGCATGGGCGTCGTTTGAATATGCGGTCGGAGGTTCTAGCGGAGTAGCTGCTGGCGATTTTATCTACTTGATGAACACGGCAACCGAAACGCCGAGTGGGTCGATAACATTGTCCGTCGCTGGTACTGACACAGATAACATTTTCGTGATAGGAGCTGATTCAAATGGTGATAAATTGTCGCGAGGATCGTACTACACAATCTCTGGATCTTCGTTACCAGCCACGACCAACTTGATTCAGGGCGATTCAACAAATCACAACTATACGTTTTACAACATTCGATTCACCGCTGGCACAAATCGAAATCTGGACAATATCGATGAATCTAAGTTCATCAGTTGTCGAATCGATAATGCAACCGATGACGGAAGCGCGGTCGATGATCAAAACGCGAGCGTTTATGTCGATTGTGAAATCGATAACAATGGCGGAAAAGGGTTCACGATAGATAATTCCAATCGAGGTGATAATCATGAGTTTTTATACTGCAAAATTCATGACAACGGTGAACACGGCCTAGGTATCGGCTCGCCTGATCAGGTTACAATAGCTCATTGTCAAATTTATGATAATGGCTGGTCGGGAATAGCCATGGATACATATTCGCCCAATAACGAAGTATTAAACTGTACAATCGACGGAAATACCGAGAACGGGATTAATATAAATCGATCAGCCGGATCTGATGGTGTAGAAATTATAAACAATTCTATAACCAACAACGGGGGATGGGGCATCG